ATTCAAGGTGAATTGGCTGCTTGCCAAAGGTATTACTGGAGAGTAAACGCACATCAAGCCTACTCATTGTTATGCCCAAACGCTCAAACTCAATCAAGCACAATAGGCAATGCTTATTTCTTGCCACCTTCAACAATGCGTGTTACACCAACTGCTATTGACTATTCAAATTTGGCATTAAGAAACGCATCAGGAACTTATTATGCTCTAAGTTCTGTGACTATTGAAGGTTCATCAAATCCTTACGGTGTTTATTTTTATGGAACAATTTCAGGTGCCACAGCAAATCAACCTGGAACAATTTATTCAAATAATAATGCATCAGGCTACCTCGGATTTAGTGCGGAGTTATAATTATGAACAATGTAACATTTATTCAAGTAGAACAACTAGATGGTTCTTTAATAGAACACGCCATTATTGACAGAGGCAATGGTGAATTTACTTCAATGCTTAAATCAACCTATGATGAAATGATTGCAAAGCAAAATGAAGCCTCTACTCTGTAAAGCAGGACAACAACTTCGTGAGCAGCTTGACGACGCATTTCCGCACCGCGAGCGTAAGAGTGATGGGTGGATAGGCGATGCCGCACACTCCAATCGTAAGAGTGACCACAATCCCGATCCGTCTAACGGAATCGTCAGGGCTATTGATGTGGATAAGGACTTCGACTCACGCCCCAGCACAGGTGCTTATCTTGCCGACCAAATACGCCTATGCGCCAAGAAAGACCGCAGAGTGTCCTACATCATTTATGCAGGAAAAATTACATCCAGAAAATCACTTTGGCGTTGGGTCAAATATAAAGGAATCAATTCTCATCACGCTCATATCCATATTAGTTTTACTAAAGAAGGCGACCAAAACGGTAGCTGGTTTGATATCCCGATGCTAGGAGCAGACAGATGAAAGTATCAAAGAACACAAAGAATGCAGTTAAGTCTTACTTAAAGGCAGTTGCTATTTCAGCAATCACTTTAGGACTTGCTTTAGTTGCAGACATCCGTCCGGAATATGCAGTCCTTGCTTCTGCGTTAGTAGCTCCTGTTGTCAAGTACCTTGACCCTACAGACGAGCAAATCGCATAATGAACGCCCTTAACTGGGCGGCTCTAGCAGTTGCAGTTATCTCAATCGTCACAGCCTTTGCAGGATCAATCCGATGGCTAGTGAAGCATTACTTGGCTGAACTAAAACCTAACGGCGGTTCATCAATGAATGACAGATTGAATCGACTTGAAGGGCGTGTCGAAACAATCATTTCTTTATTGGAGAGGTGACAATTTACACATGGCAAGAAAAGCAACTCAGAAGCTAGTGGATGAAGGTTATTCCAAACTAGATGCGTGGGCTATTGGTGTGCATGAAATGTATCGTGCATTGCGCCGCGCAGGTTTCCCAGTTGATTTGGCACTTGCCATCATAGTTGAGAAGAACGCATATCCTGAATGGATATTGCCAAATCCAATTAACCCAAATATCCCAGAGCCAGACTGGTATGACGATGAGGATGAATGAAAAGAACTGTTGTAGTTCCAGACTTACAAGTTCCCTATCACGATTCAATAGCAGTAAAAAATGTTGCAGCGTATATTAAAGCTGTACGCCCCGATTCTGTCGTCACTCTCGGTGATGAAATCGACTTACCACAGATTTCCAGATGGACAGAAAACACTCCAGGATGGTACGAACAAACACTAGCTGCTGACAGAGATGAAGCAGTTGAAGTTCTTTGGTCATTAGTTGAGCACACTAAAGATGCTCACATGATCCGTAGCAATCACACAGACCGTCTTTACAATGTCATCATGAAAAAGATTCCAGCCTTCTTGGCATTGCCTGAGTTGCGCTTTGAGAAGTTCATGAAGCTCGATGAACTAGGCATTACCTATCACAAGAAGCCTTACGCGGTCGCTAGAGGCATTATTGCCCTACATGGTGATGAACAGTCCGTCAAGCCCACACCTGGTCTTACAGCCCTTGAAGCGGCTCGTAGGCACGGTATTAGCGTTATATGTGGACATACTCACAGAGCAGGTCAATCAGCCTTTACAGAGGCTTCTGGGGGCAAAATAGGGCGTATCCTGAGAGGCTGGGAAGGTGGGCATCTCATGGATGTTCGACAGGCTCATTACACTAAAGGCACAATGAACTGGCAGCAGGCGTTCATAGTCATCGAGGAAATCGGTACAAATGTGCAGGTCAGCATCATTAACCTAGAAAAGGACGGTACTTTCGTTGTGTCAGGTAAGAGATACGGGCGCGCTAGGTAACGATGTAATTCGTGACATTGACGACCAGATGGACGGGTCAGAATTGTTACCGTTTCGTTATCAAAATCTACTGAACAAATCCCACTAGCTGTGTAACACTTTCCCTGTTCCTGAAATACAGGACAAGAAAGGGCTATATGAACTCTTTAACAATCCTTACAGTTGTTGGTCTTTGCTTAGCAAATTACTTCACATTTAGATGGGGTCAGGAAACTGGCTATGATCAAGGGCTAGTCGATGGTCGCAAAGCTGTACGCAAGTATTACGAGCAGGTGGGTAAGTGAAAGCAACCGAGGCACTTATCAATGCAATCGACATCATGCAAGATCGTGGCAAGGTCTACGGTCATCCGAAAATTAACCAGGGTCGCATCGCTGCGAGGTTATCCTGTCTACTTGATTACCCAATCACAGACGCACAAGCTGCTCTTGCAATGGTCGAAGTCAAACTCGCCAGAATCACAGAAACCCCAAGCCACGAAGATTCTTACATCGATGCAATAGCCTATTTGGCGATAGCAGTCCAACTACAAACAGAGGCAGATGAACTTTATGTTTAATCTAGATGATTACGAAACAGTAGAAGTAAGACTAGAGAAGTTCATCAAGGACTTCCCAGATTTCCGCGTTGAAACGGAGTTAGTGAGTTTCCAGAATGACAGATACATTGTTAAAGCATGGCTTTATCGTACTTTCGCTGATAGCACGCCGTTCGCCAGCGGGCTCGCTGAGGAAACGATTAGCAGTCGAGGCGTTAATGCAACTAGCGCATTGGAAAACTGTGAAACTAGCGCGATCGGCAGAGCACTTGCGAATGCTGGTTACGCAAGCAAGGGTAAGCGACCAAGCAAAGAGGAAATGGTTAAGGTCGCAAGAACAAAGTTCGCAGACAAACCGAAAGAATATATCCCTGTCGTAAATGAAGCCGATCCATGGACTATTAAAACAGTCGCAGCACCTACGACATCAGCTGAAGCAGTCGCTGTTGTGAAAGACATCATAGGCGGCACAACCGACAAGGATGTTCCTCGTTGTCCTCATGGTGAGATGCATTGGGCTCATGGAATGACAAAGGCTAACAAGCCTTGGGGTCATTTCAAGTGCATGGCGGCAGCTACTGGTGAAATGAATCGATGCCCTAAAGGCGAAGATGTTATCTGGTATGAGATAAGTCCAGAGGGCAACTGGAGACCACAGAAGGCAAGGGCATAACTATGGGCGAAATGGTAATCTTTGATGATGGCACAGCAACCGTCATGGGCGGAGAGCTCACAGAACCGCAGGATATTGTTATCTATTGCGATCTTTGCAATGAACCTGTGGCTATTACTCCAGAGGCTAATGACCAGGTATTTGTTACCTGTCTGAGATGTCATGCAGTTAGCCATATTGCACTTAAAACATCGAAAGAGATTGATGACGAATCACCGCAGGAATAGAGGCTTAGCAACCGAACGCCTTGTCGCTGACTACTTGAGGGAGTGGTGGCAATACGCTACGGTTGGAAGAGGTGCAGATCCGTCTGGTGACATCGTGAATCTTCCTTTCGATGTGGAAGTTAAGGGTGTAGCCAAATTCGCACCGCTAGCATGGCTTCGCCAAAGCAAAGCAAGGACAACTAAGAGTGGGAAACTTGGGGTAGTTGTTCTTCGCTGTAATGGTCAAGGGACATTAGTGTCTGAGTATGCGGCACTATTACCGTTACACGCTTTGGTGGAGCTATTGCTACGAGCAGGTTATGACAAGATTCCTTTAGAGTTAAATCCCATCAGATGCAATAAATGTGGTGGTTGGATCATTGAGAAAATGGAGTGCAAAACCTGTGAGAAAGAAGCGCCTAATGCCGATGTATGAATATCGTTGCCCTATTTGCAATACTCAAATGGAGTTAGAACTATCTATGGATCATGACTTAGTTCGATGCACAGATTGTGGGGCACAAGCTAATCGCATCTATTCAGTACCTGGCTTAATCTTTAAGGGTACTGGCTGGGGTAAGGACAAGAATTGAATAACGACACGATTCTTGTTATTGCTAGGGGGCTATGGGCTGCCTATGAGACAATGCTTCCTGATACTCCAGCAAGGGTGGCAAAGGTTGTCATTGCTAGCCTAGAACAGAACGGATACCAAATAAATGGGAAAACTGAGCGATGAGCATTACACGCCAAAATGGATATTTGATAAATTAGAAATAGAATTTGATTTAGATGTAAGCGCGCCTGAGGGTGGCGTTCCTTGGATTCCAGCTAAAAATTATTACACAGAAGCACAAAACGGCTTAGAAATGCCTTGGTTTGGCAATGTGTGGATGAATCCGCCATATAGCAAGGTAACCCCATGGGTCGATAAATTCCTAGAAAACAACAACGGGATTTGCCTTCTTGTTGTTTCTCGTTCAAAGTGGTTTAAAAAGTTATGGCTAGCAGCCGATGGCATATTGCCTAGTCCGCCTGATCTTAAGTTTGAGCGCCCCGATGGAATTAAACCAGCAGGCATTAGCTATCAAACCTTTATGTTTGCGCTTGGTAAAGCTAATGCTGAAGCTTTAAAAAAGTTAGAAGGAAGAGTCCGATAAAACGAAACGCCGTTCTGACCTGCGGTTTTAGTTAGGAGTTTGACATGAATGGTACGCTAACGGCTAGAAGCCTTCAGGGCTTCAGCGCAAGCCCGCGAGGGCTAGCTTGCGCGGTAGCACTAGCTATTGGGCTATCTCTATTCTTGCCCATGGAGCAAGCATCACAGGCTTCAATAATGCCTACTAAACGCATAACATCAAAAGAGTATGCAAGAGGACAATTAACAGTTAAGAATTACAAATGTATAGCTGTTCTATATGGAAAAGAATCAGCATGGAAGTGGAAAGCAGTAGGCAACATAGGTGGTACACAACAGGTGTATGGGATACCACAAGGCAAGAGTGA